TGACTATCGTGAGCGTGAGGAGAATGACTACGATGACGACGATTATTGGAACCCCAAAAACATGTACAAGGATAGCTACGACGACATGGGTGATGACTCGGACTTTAGAAAACAGATGCGAGACAAAGGACGCCGCCAAGCCAAAGCCAGCAAAGGCGAGAAACGCAGGGGTGGTGAACACGAAGGTGAGGGAGGTTTTAAATCTTTCATTGACCGCCGTGACTTTGTCCTGACTCGCGGAGATGCTAAATATGAGTCTGTGGACCCTCCAGCGGGTGTCAGCATGCCGACACCTGCCCTGGCGACCGAGATTCAGGAGCCTGCAACGACCGTGACCCAGACTACTGGAACGAGTATTTCGGAACCCGAAACCTCTCAGCAGACCTCAACCGTTGCTGCTTCGGTAGAAGCGAATTTAACGACGGAATCTGCCGAGTCGGTCGAACAGGAAGGATTTACATTAGTGACCAGCCATCCTACGAAACGCCAGAGAAACAAGAAGCTGGAAGAAAATGGCCTCAAGTATCAGACTACAGTTTCCCAGCAAGGAACTCCGAGACCCTCTTCCGCTCTCTCAGGTACTACTGTAAAACCCCTAGGGCCACAATCCCAGACGCGTACCGACCTCAAGCCAGGTATCAAACAAGACGTAGGCTCGCAAACTTCAGACCAAGACTCTACAAAGGATGGCAACTCCGCGAAAGAATCGCCGAGTTGCTCTGTAAGGTCCCACGTGAATCAAACCCCGGCTTCCCGTGGAGTCAACTCGGAGGCAGCAACGCCGAAGTCATTGACCAGCACTACGAGCTCATCACAGACGCCATCGAAGAAAGATTCGAAAGATGGCGCCGTGTCGACTCGGAGCAAGTAGAACGAATCAAACGGGATCCGACCGTGGCCATTGCTATGGGTCTTAAGGATCCCGTGCGCCCCTTCATTAAGGGGGAACAGCATCCGTCTAGGAAAGTCAACACTCCCAGACTGATCATGGCAATCTCCTTGGTGGACCAGGTGGTTGAACGTCTTCTCTTTGCAGATTACTGTGATGAGGAGAAATCCCACTATCCGAACCTTGGAAACATGGTTGGTCTTGGTCGAGGACAACACCATGATGCTGCCGTTCTGCACAAGGTCAAGACCATTTCCGAACGACTTGGATTTGGCCCCACTGCTAGTGATGTTAGTGGTTGGGAGAGGAGAGTTTCCCCAGAGATGATTGAAGAAATTCCCCTCAATCTGTACGATTGCGCCGAAGGCCCTGACAAGGAAGAGTGGTTTAGACTCGCCAAGTTATGGGCCGTTCTTGCGCCACGATCTGTGTATGTAATTGGGGACGAACTCTACACGTCCACCGAGTATGGCATGATGCCGTCTGGGACTTACATGACCTCCTATGGGAATGGGATCATGCGTCTCATGTACGCTTTTGCCTCAGGTGCGTTGGAGGCTATGGTTCTCGGTGACGATTGTGACGAATGGACAAAGGACCCTGAAGAGACAATGCGTCTCTACAATTCATGGGGACTCGTCACCCGCGAATACGAAAAGTTTCCCGACGATGGGACTCAAGTTTCATTCTGCAGTAAACTGTACGTGTACACGGGTGAGGAACAGCCTCTTGTCGTACCCCAATCGTGGGCCAAGATGGTTGCCACTTATGCCAACCTTAAAACGCGGACGCCAGCCCATTATCAACAGCTCTGCGACGAGCTGAAGGGCTTACCCGGACCCCTCTATAGTGAGATCGTAGAGTGGGCAAAGCGCGTTCCGATTGTTCTGCCTCCGGGTGTGGAACAAAATGAAAGTGGCTCGCAAGCCTAAGTCGGTGGCACGTAAGGTGATGCCGAAGAAACAGAAGAAGACCCCTAAGATGCCTCTTCCTAAACAAACATCTAGGGCTTTAACTGTACCAACTGCTGTTGGAACTCTTCGTAGCTCATCAAACGTTGTCACCAAAATCAGAGTCGCCAAACGTGAACGACTTGGTACTATTACCAGTCCTTCTGGCTCTTCCGGCGTTGTTTTCTCGCAATACATCAACGCCGGCAATTTGGCTTCTTCCACCAACTCGTTTCTTGCACGTCAGGCACAATTGTTTGACAAATATATGTTCAAGAAACTCATTTTCCACTACATCCCCATCGTTCCAACCACCACGGCTGGTAACGTGATCTTTGGTGCAGATCTTTCCTGTAATGATGCTGCACCCACTGACGCATTTGGGATGACCAACTTGTCCCTGGGTTTCTCTGAGGGGAACTCTTGGGCTAAACATAGTTATAAGGTCGACCTGAGCAAGTGTTACGACAAGTCTTACAAATACACGAGGTTTGGAACTCAGCAATTGGGTTCAACCGCTTATCTGTATGACACGGCTGCCTTCTATATCTTTACCGAGGGCGCCCCTGTCTCGACCACTCTCGGTTACGTCGATGTGGAATATGATGTTGAGCTGGTTGGTGTCAATCGTAACTCAGGTGAGGCCACCAATATTGGCTTCGCCCCGGCTGGCTCCATGATCATCGAGCTTATCTCGGGGTCCACCATTGCCCCTGGCGGTCTGTGGGCCGGTACTACTTTGGCCTCTTTCACTGGGTTCAACTTTAATGCAGTTAACACTAACACTGTCATTCCTACTGCGTTGGCTTTCTATCCGACGTGGGGAACCATTCCAACATATTCTTCCCCAGGCAATGGGCAGTTTATTCTTAGTCCTGGAATCTACAAGATTAGGATGACTGTCACGTTTGCCACAGACACGTACGCGAATGGCATGGTTATCATACAGCCCAGTGGTACAGGAGTTACTGACACCAGACCAATGCCCATCCTGTTTGGTGAGGGCCCCGGCACGGCCCCTGCAACTGCCTATGTAATAACCAAGACTGAAACGGCAGAATGGGTCTATGTTTGTGTGGTGAATACCACGTTCACTCTGCAGAACATCTTTCAGTATTCAGTTGCACCCACGGTTAACAGGACGTGGAATCTCGTAGTGTCGCAATCTAGCACCGTGCAAACCAGACCCAGCACGTCATTGCAGATTGACTACATTGGTGCCATTTAAGCACACATCCTCCCCCGTGTGTGCTTATCTTATTATTGAGGGGGGCTTGAGGTGCAACAGCCTACGGGTGTAAATGTCGGAGATAAAGCTACCTACCGTTGCTGAAAGACTGTGTCTCCAAGTGGGAGTCAGAAATGATCGACACTTGCGATCGAGTGGAGTTTTAACCCTTGGTCACCACAGATTGTGAGTTGTTTTGAGATGACTTGACTAATAAGTGGAGATGCGTAAAAAAAAAAAAAAAAAA